AGAAGCCTAGAATAAAAACCATATACCTGAATTTAAACAAAACAGACATTTCTACTCTTGACTTTTCAAGACTTGTTTTTATAGATGGAAACTATTATAGAATAAATAAAATAATAGATTTTAAACCACACTTAAAACAAAGCACAAAGGTAGAGTTAGTAGAGTATTTTAATTTAGGTAAAAAAGAAATTCCTGCCAACTTAGTTATGAATCTTTCAAACGGAATAAGTTTATAATGCAAAAGATATATAGAGTAAATAAAGGAGATTTAGAATCAAGTAGTGTTTATTGCACTATTGATGGTGTTTTGACAGAGGTTGTATATAAAATCTCTGAGGGTTATGTAGATGAATTGGGTAATGAGTATTTTGATTACTCTCGTTTAAAGGTTACAAGCAAAGATAGGCTCAACCAACAGAAGTCGCTTCAAAGCTCTGCTAATCTTCAATCTGTCTTTACAGAACGAGAAGAAACAACTACAACAACAGCACAATCAGGAACGGTTACAACAACAACAACAAAGCAAATAAACCCTGTTTGTATTTTTAATTTTAATCACAAGGTTTACGATACTAGCGGTGCTGTTTCTAAATGGGTAAGCTCGTATAACAGCTCGGTGTTAACTCAGTCAACAACAGCCAACCAACCGTCTTTAGGAAAGTACGGGAAGGGAAAGGGTGGATTTACTCCTATATACTTTAACACAGAACAATCTGACTTTATGTCTTTAGATTCTGCTATTACGGTAACGGGAGATTTTACAATGTTTTTTTACATAGAGCCAATAGGAATCCCTGTAAACAAATACTTTAGGTTGTTAGGTAAAAGGGATGACAATAATATGTTCCTGTCAATAGGAGAACAGGGAAACGAATCATACAAGTTAAGTTTTGACGGTTCTACATCTAGTTCACTAGCGGCTGACCAACTATATTGGATTCCTAGCAGCAAAAAACTGCTCATAACAATACAAAGAAGTGGAACAACACTTTATGTAAGAGAGAATGGAACGGAAATAGATAGTGTGTCGGTTTCTGCAAATGATTTTACTTTTGACCAAGTAGGAAAGTTAGGAAACGATACTGATGTTTTCTTTAACGGCTCTATATATCACTTTTCTGTTTTTGATGGTTACTTCAAGAATAACTTGGTTAAAATTGAAAACTCAATAATTAAATCTATTAATCAAGCTAAAGGAGTTTAAATGGCAAATATAAATAAATCAACAATGAGAGAAGTCCTGACAGAAGTTGGTCAAGATTTGGTGCTTGCCATAAGGGGAGAGCTAGAAAGGCAGGGACACGTTAACACAGGTAGATTAAGAGATAGCATCGGCTACAAGATTAGTGAGTTTGGCGGAAATATGACACTTACGGTATTGGCAAACGAGGTTGATTACGCATCTGCAATAAACAGCGGTTTCCACCCAAACTCTTTGCCTAATGTATATGCAATAGAAGAATGGATTAAACAAAGAGGTATTCAGTCTGATAATCCTAAAATAAAGACTGACAAAGCATTAGCGTTTGCAATAGCAAAAACAATACAAAGAGAAGGTTCTCCAACTAGAGGTGCTTTTCGGTTTTCTAAAAACGGATTTAGAAGGGGTTTTGCAAATAGACCTTTTGGCTCAAGAAAAAGCAGCATACACAGCAAGATTGTAAAAGGAATGACAGTAGAATTAGAAATTTCATTAGATAGTATAACAAAAGAAATATAATGGCAAAAAACGTAAACACACTTATTAAGGTTTCCGTAATAGGAAATAAAGAGCTTGTACAATTAAGACAGAATGTTGAATTATATTCTAAAAATCTTAAAGAGCTTAAAAAAGAGAACAAAGATGTAAAGAACATCAACAAGGAAACCGCACAGTCTTTTGCTGAGAATGAAGCTAGATTAAAGTCGGCAAGAACTCAGTATAGAAAAGCTCAATCAGACCTTAAGGGAATGTCTAAGGCTACTCAAAATGCGGGTGGTTTTACTATGAAGATGGCTAAAGCTTTTGGAGTTGCACAACTAGCTGTTGACGGATTTAAAAAAATAACTAGCCTTCTTGCCCAACAAATAAAAGATTCTGTTGTCGTTTTTAAAGACTTTGATTTTCAAATGCAGAAGGTTAAAGCGATTAGTGGTGCTACTGAGCTTGAGTTTAAAAGGCTAAAAGATACCGCTATGTCGTTAGGTAGAACTACGTTCTTTACTGCCACACAGGTAGCTGAACTGCAAACAAGCCTGTCGAAGCTTGGTTTTACTTCTGAAGAAATATTAAAAGCACAAGATGCAACACTAGCGGCAGCTACTGCATCAGGAGAAGGTTTAGCAAGAACAGCAACTGTAATGGGTTCTGCTATACGAGGGTTTGGTCTTGACGCTAGTGAATCAACAAGAGTTGCTGATGTTATGGCTAGTGCTTTCTCAAGCTCTGCACTAGATATTGAGAAGTTTCAAACTTCTATGACAAAGGTTGCACCTATTGCGAAGATGGCAGGTTTTGAGATTGAAGGTACAACAGCTATCTTGGCTTCTCTTACAGATGCAGGTATTGAAGCTTCTATTGCGGGTACTTCTTTAAGAAACATATTATTAAGATTAGCAGACCCGACTTCAAAGCTATCTAAAAGATTAGGTGGTTCTGTATCTTCTGTTGACGAACTTATACCAAGACTTAAGGAAATGAAAGACTCGGGCATTGCTCTTTCTGATGTTTTAGGGATTACAGATAAAAGAACTGCTGCTGCTTTTGGTAGAATGTTAGATAGTGCAGACAGCGTGGCTATCTTAACAGAACAACTAAGAAATTCAGAGGGTGCGGCAGAATCTATGGCTGCCATTATTGGAGATAGCCTTGAAGGTTCTTTGCTTCGTTTTAAATCTGCAACAGACGGGCTAAAAATTGCTTTAGCCGATTTGTTTGGAGATAATTTACAAAAAAGATTTGATTCTTTTGCCAAGTTCTTTAATAATTTAGCTAGTGAGAAAAGCATAAAAAGAATATCAAAGTTTGCTAAGGCAATAGGCAATATAATAAAGGTTTTAGTTGTTTACACAATAGGAGTTAAGGCTACTGCTTTTGCCACTAATGTTCTTGCAGCAAGTACGCTTAGGGCAGGTGCAACACTATCAGGAACTTTTATGAGAGGTTTAGTTGTTGCAAGAGGTGGTTTATTAGCATTCAAAACAGCTATGATTTCAACAGGTGTCGGTGCTTTAGTTGTTGGTTTAGGTTTTCTTGTTGCAAAACTATTTGAAACTAAAGAGGTAATAGGAGAATTGTTTAGTGAGCAAGAGTTTTTAAATCAATCTCAAAAAAATAGCAAAGAGAACATAGAGAGTGTATCTCAATCAACAGCAGCTCTTATTAATCATAAAAAAGAATTAAACAAATTAACAGACGAAGAAGGAAATCTATTAAACAAAAGTCAGCAGGGTCAAGCTATACACAATAAAAGATTACAGCTTTACAGAAAAGAGTTGGCTTCGGTAAACAAAGTTAATAAACAATACAATCAAACGCTTTTAACTGAGAAAAGTAGTCTTGAAGATATTGCTGATGCAACAGATGTTCTAATATCTAAAATGAAAGATAGAATGTTGCAGGAGAGTTTTGCATCTTTATCTAAAGAATATCTTGACCAAGCAGTAAGTGCTAATTTAATTTTAAGCGAGTTTGGAGAGGGCGTTAACTTTACTGATAATGTTGAAAACGACCTTGAGATGGCTATTGCATTTATTAGAGAGTTTGATTACACTAAAAGTCTTGAAGATGTAAATCCATTGGTTTTAAGAAATGACCCTGAACAACTAGCTGCTGCAACTCTTAATGGTTTATTAAAGTCAAACGATATGGCTTTAGATGATTTTGAAAAAGCCGTTAAAGATGGATTCTACGAAGAAAAAACAGGAAAGATTGCTGATGAGCTACAAAAACAAATGAGTAGTGGCTCAAGCATATTTGGATTGCCAAAAGAAGAAGATGAAGATGACTCTAGGGCAGAAGGTATTGCTGCTAAAAGAGCTAAAGAAGCTAAAAGGCACAACGAAGTTCTTAGACATATAATGATTAAGCACGCAGGAGATGTAGATAAACAAAGAATACTAAATCTTCTTGCCGAGAAAAAACATTTAAGAGAGGTAAGAAAGCTTAATGATGAGGAAAAAATGGATTTATCTGCTGATAATCTAAAGAGGGCTAAAAATCAAGCCGCTATTGATAAGGAAAGAAAACGTCAAGAATTATCAGATTTAAATCAAGAGAAGATAGATAGGAGACTTCAAATTGACGAGGACTTTGCTAATGAGCTTATGACTGAGCTTCAACACAAACAATCGTTGCTTGATTTAGAAGCGTGGTTCTTAGGTCAGAAAGGAGATTTGATTGCACAAGATTTCCAAGCGTATTTAGAAAATCAAAATGCTCAAAGGCAATTAGGTATAGATGCAATAGATTTAGAAAAACAAGCCAATCAAGAAAGAATACAGGCTGTTGATGATTTAGGTTCTTCTATGTCTGAGCTTGGTAATATTATGGGAGAAAACCACGTTCTTACAAAGATAGGTACTAAGTTATCTCAAGCTGCTGCTGTTGCTAAAAACATAGAGAGATTACAGACTATACTAAAAAGCAATGCAGATAAAGCAGAAACCGTAACATCCTTAGGTAAGGCAGGTGCAAATGCAGCAGAGGGTACTACTGCACAAGCTAAACTTCCTTTCCCTGCCAATATAGCTGCTATGGCTGCTACCTTAGCTGTTTTAGTTTCTGTACTAGCTATGTTTGGTGGAAGTGGTGGTGGAGATTCTGAAACAACAACAAAAGAAGTTAAGTTTGCTAACGGTGGACTTACCAACGGAGGTATGTTTAGAGGTAAATCACACGCTAACGGTGGCATTAAGTTTGCATCAGGAGGAAGAATACACGAAGCCGAAGGTGGAGAAGCTATTATCAACAAGCGTTCAACATCAATGTTTAAGCCTGTTCTTTCTGCTATAAATTCATACAACGGAAACGGAGTTAAGTTTGCTGATGGAGGGTTGCTTAATAGTGGAGAGAGGTTTGCACAAGGAGGTCAGTTGGCTGATATTCAGGGTATGATTTCTCAACAACAAGTAACTCAACAAGTTATAATGGTAGAGAGTGATGTAACAAGAAGTCAAGGCAAAGTATCTGCCATTGAAAGTCAGGCTACTTTTTAGTATATTTGCATTATGGCTATAAGACAAAATAAGGAAGAAGTTGTTGCTGAGTTTTTAGAGTTGATGTATAAAGACATTAAGACTAAGTTTTCAGACGATGCGGGTATTAAGAATGTCGTGTATCACTTAGTTGAAATTGGACTTGTAGAGCCTAAGAGGTTAAGAAACTATATGATTATATCAGACTTCCAAAAAATACTAAAAGACAACAGGGGTCATAGCACACATACGTTTATGGATTTGTCTATAAAGTATGATGTGTCGGACAGGACTTGTCAGAATGTAGTTTACAAGGAAAGCAAGAAAAATAAACGAAAGAACAATATTAGATAAGTATTGTAAAGTTTTTCGTATATAAAGTAATAACTAATAATATATTTGTGGCTATGAACAAATGGTACTCAATAGAAAACAAAGCAGACGGTAATGCAGTTGAAATATCCATCTATGATGAGATAGGAGATTACGGAACTTCTGCCAAAGACTTTATAGAGGAAGTAAAGAATGTTAGCGAGAGAGATATTACACTAAGAATCAACTCTGTTGGTGGTAGTGTTTTTGACGGTCTTGCTATTTACAACACTTTGCGTTCCCACAGAGGTTTTGTAAATATTAAGATTGAAGGTTTGGCGGCATCAATTTCTACTGTTATTGCGATGGCAGGAGATAATATTGAAATGTCAGAGAACGGATTTTTTATGATACACAACCCATTCGGACAATCAGCAGGGGAAGCAGTTGATATGCGTAAAACTGCTGATTTACTTGACAAAATAAAAAGTGAAATTATCGAGATATATCAAAAAAAGACGGACTTAACTTATGACGAGCTGTCTAATATGATGGATAAAGAAACTTGGTTATCAAGTCAGGAAGCTATTGAATTTGGATTTGTCAATAATATGACTGAACCAATGAAGATAGCTGCTACATTTGACCTATCTAAATTTACTAACGTAAACGAAAAAGAGGTAAATGATAAATTAAGTTTAATTAATAATAAAACAAAAATGACTGAAGAATTAAAAACTTGGTTCAACGGTGTTAAAGAGGAAATCTTAAACGCTGTTAAAGGAGAGAATGTTTCTACTCCTGCTGAAGAAGTTTCCGTTATTCTTTCTGACAATGAAGCTGTGGTAAACAAGTTCGAGGAACTTGAAGAAAATGCTATATCTTTAAGAGAAGAAAAAGAAGAATTAGCAGGTCTTGTTGGAGAAAAAGAAGGTACTATTACTGACTTAACTAACAAGGTTTCTGAGATGGAAGCTAAATTAGCTAAATTAGAAGCTACTGAAACAAGCGTAGAAGCTGACACAGACCCTGCAATCAACGAAAGTGATGTTGTAGTTAATGAGTGGGATTCTTTCGCTAAATCAATATTAAAATAATAATTAAATAAAAATTAGAAAATTATGGCAACTTATACAAGTGCAAGTTTACCTACTGTAAAGTCTTATGACGTAAGTAAGTATGTCTTAGAACCATTATTTATGGGTCAAGATTATATGTCCTATATGGACGTAATGCCTAACGTATCAGGAACAATCGTTGTTGATAAGTTTAAGGCTATTGGTGGAATTACTAACGCTTTCGCTTCAGGTGCTTTCACAGGAGAGTCAGGAGAGATAGGCGACACTATAACAATTACTCCTGTTCGTAGAGAAGCAGAGATTGCTTTCGCAGGAGATTCTTTATACAACAAAATCAAAGGTCAGCTTATGAGAGGTGGACACGACTTTGACAATGTTGAAGGAACTGTTGTTAAGAACATTTTATTAGAAATGATTGGTCAAGGCGTTAAGTCTGACTTTAACAAGCACCTTTGGTTATCTGATACTACTGCATCAGGTGCTTTTGGAGATTTCGATGGTTTGTTTGATGCAGCTTTCGCTGTTACTGCAAACAAATTAAACAGAGATTCTATTTCTCAAGGTTCTGACGCTGCTTTAGCTTCAGGTAAAGGTCTTGAGGTTTTAAAAGGTCTTTATGATGCTGCTGCACCTGAATTATTAGAAGCAGGAAATCACGTTTACATTGTTTCAGGAGATATTGCTGATGATTATATGGCTGCAACTTTAGAATCTTCTAACTTTGCAGCAGCAGGGTACGGTGCTATGGTTGATGGTGTTCCACAGCTTACTTACAGAGGTATTCCTATTATTGTTCGTAGAGATTGGGACGTAGCTATTGCTGCTAACGTTGCGAACATCAACGGTGCTTCTAACGCTGCTGAAACTCACAGAGCTATGCTAACTACTAAAGATGCTTTCGTTGTTGCAACAGACTTTAGCGAGAACTCAGTAGAGCAATGGTACTCTAACGATAACAAAGAATATCGTTTCCGTGTAGCTTACTCAATCGGTTGTGCATTGAAAGATGCTAAATTGGCTGTGTACTACACACCTGATAATATGGCGTAATTAATATAATATAGGGGGTTGCAATACACCCCCTTATATTTTAACTTTTAAAAAATAATAAAATGGCAATAGAAAATTTAAGTATAGCACATACTGACTTAGAAGTAAGAGGTGGACTGCAATACGTTGCAATAGGACTTTTATCTCAGGCTTCGGCAATGGGATTTGATGATGCTGCTGTTCACACTATGTCTTATACTGCTGCTGCTGCTTTAGAGCTTTTCGACCTTAAACAAGGTACGGGTTCTTTAACAACAAGTGGTTCAAAAGAAGGTGGAACAATTTTGTTTGAACACACAGTTTCATTCTACGTTCCTAATTGTTCTTCGGCACACCTAAGAAGTTTGGAAACTTTAAAAGACCAAGACTTAGTTGTTGTAGCAAAAGGACACGATGGAAACGCATTTACACTAGGTATGTCTAAAGCATTTGGCTTAGAGGACAGTACATTGGGTAACGTTCAGATGAGAGCAAGACTTTCTGCTATCGAAGGTGGTACGGGTGCAGCTTTAGGAGATGAGAATGGTTTGACAGTAACAATTACTGCACAATCAGGAGAGCTTCCAAGAGTATGTTCTAACACTATCACACTTGATACAGCAGCAGGTACTGCAACTTTATCATAATGATTAACTAAAAAGGAATGGGTTTGACAAAGAAATTTGTCATTCCCCTTCTTTTTATTATATTTGCGATATGTATAAATCTAAATTAAACAAAGGAACAACATTCTTTAACGGGTTTAAGGTAAGTTGGTCTAATGCAACTCAAGAAGAACTTAAAAAAGTTCACGAATTAGGACATACTAATTTTGTAACAAAAGAAGAAAATGCAGCACCAAAAAAGAACAAGTCAAAAGCCAAAAAAGTCGAAAGCACAGAAAACTCCGATAACGAGTAGCTTTAGCACTAAGTATGCTTTTGTAAACTTATCTACTCCTCAAGTTAATACTGAGGTAAAAGACTTAGATAGGTTAAAAGATGATTGGATTCCATTTGGTGCAGACAATCTTTTTCCGCAGTATTTAGCAGAGCTAAAAAGACAATCTTCAACACATCGTTCTGTATTAGCACAGAAAACAACTTTCACAACAGGTGGAGGTTTTTTGTCTGATAGCGAGCAGTTAATGGATTTTATATCTGATGTAAATGCAAACGGAGAAAGCTTAAAGGATTGTTTTAAGAAATTAGCTGATGATTATTTTACTTATGGAAATGCTTATCTTGAGGGAGTTATATATGACGGTGGTGTTAATTTCTATCACAAAGACGCTTCGACTGCGAGATTAAGCAAAAATAAAAAACACGTTTATTTCCACCCTGATTGGGCTAACCAAGCAAGGTTTAAGGAGAAAACGCAAAGAATACCAATCTATCCTAGTGTATCTAGCAGCAGATTTATAATACATTACAAGGATTATGAAAGTACATTTAGCTTTTATGGTTTACCTGACTATGTAGCTGCTTTAGAGCATATTGCGATAGATTTTGAAATTGGAAAATATAATCATACAGCATTTAAAAATGGATTTAGTCCTTCTGCCATTGTTACTGTTAATGGGGATTTTGGCGAAGCGGAAGCAGAGAAATTTGTAGAAGCTGCTAAAGACACGTTAACAGGTAGCGGCAACAACTCAAAGATATTGTTCCTTGTTAAAAACGGAGATGACAGTAGAGGTACTGATGTTCAGATTATAAACAACAAGGAAGATGGCGACTTCTTAGATTTACAGAAACTAACAGACCAAAACATAATTACTGCTCACAGATGGCAGCCTGCATTAAGCGGGATTGTTTCTTCGGGTAAGATGAATAACACGGGTAGTGAGATTAGAATAGCTTATGACCTTGCTATGAGTACGGTAATAAGAGATACAACAAACATACTGCTAGACCCTATAAAGAGAGTTATAGCAAATGAGGTTGGATTAGATACGGAAGATTTAACAGTAGCTTACGAGCCGCCTATTTCATTCCTTTCTGACATAGACCCTAAGCAAGTTTTAACTATCAACGAACAAAGAGCAATGCTTAACAAAGACTAGCCTGAGATTGAAGATGGAGAACTATTGATTTCAGACAGACAGACAATTAGAGTAGAACGACAAAATACAGAGATATAATGGCAAACGTAAGACAATATGATACACTTGTAACCGCAGCAGAAGTTATTTCAACTTCATTTACCAATCAAGCTACTGACCCTTCTTTAGTTAATAAGGCTGT